TCGTGCGCCCCGCCGCGGCGGTTGAGCGCGAGCCCGCCGAGCGCCTGGGTGCCGACGATCGCCGTGACGAACGGGTCGCGGGCGAGGTCGAGGTCGTAGGCCGGGTCGACGTTGAGGTTGACGGCGCAGGTGCCGTCGCCGGCCGCGGCGTCCCCGACCACGCGGCCGAGGTAGAAGTCCCGGTCGCTCACCTTCCGGTAGGTGACGACGGACGCGCTCGCGTCCCAGTACGCCCGGCCCCCGTCGAGCAGGGCGACGGCCGCCTTCGGCATGGTGAACACGCCGGTCGTGACGAACTTCGACCGGTCGCCGGACGCGGCGGCGTTGAGCCCGTCGTAGACGGCGGCGCGGCCGTCCTTGAGCTGCCACACCTCGCCGGACGCGACGGCCGCGGCGACGGTGACCCGGTTGTCGTCCCGGCCGCGGACGAGGGTTGCTTCGGACATGGTTCAGGAACTCCGTGGGGTCAGCCGGCCGGGGCCGGACGTTACGCGGTCTGGGCCTTCACGATGGCCGCGATGATGTCGGCCTTCTTGGTCGCGTCGCCGAGGTCGATGGCGTTCGCCGCGGCATAGTCCTTGAGCTCGGGGACGGTCAGGGCGTCCAGGTTGACGGGGGCGTCTTCCGACTCGTCAACGTCCGTGTCGGGAATGTCGTCGTCGCCGGCGGCGGGCGGGGCGACCGGCTCGACGTGCCCGAGCCGCCTCAGCGACTCCAGGCACCCCGGTTCGACCTCGGCCTCGTCGATCTCGTCGCCGGCGGCGTGCCGGCGCTGCTCGACGTGCAGGGTCTTGGTGAAGCGGACGCGGGCCATGTCTGATACCTCTTGGGGTGGGGGTTACGCCTGCCGCCGCTGGAACCCCTTCCAATCGAGGGCCTTCGCCCCGATCGAGATGGACACGTCCCACCCCATCCCGAACTTGCCGTCCCGGTCGTACTTCCAGGTCCGGGTTCGCGGGGCGCGGCCGGTGCCGCGGAGGTAGCCCACCTCGATCGTCCGGCCCAGGTTCGAGGCCAGATACCAGTTCGAGGACGAGCCCGCGTAGAACGTCCCGCTGTCCGGGTCGGTGACGCCGTTTTCGAGCCGGGCGTCCGACACCAGCGTCAGGCCGAGCCGCTGGATGGGGTTGATGTTGCCGCGCTCCGTCACGCTGCCGGCGGTGCCCGCCAGGATGTTTTCCGTCGAGTTGATGAGCGTGTACCCGTCGAACTCCAGGGTCGGCGGCAGGATCAGGTGGGTGGGCGGCAGGTCCAGGTTGACGCCGTTCTCGCGGACGAGCCGCATGGCGGACGCGGCCGCCTTCAGGGTGGTGCCGGTGAACGCGGCCCCCGTCGCGGTGTTGCCGTCGGTCGCGTTGAACAACGCCCGGCCGGTGGAGTTGAGGGTGGCGTTCGCCAGCAGGATCGCGTAGCACAGGTTCGGCCGGACGCGGGCCGCGGCCAACCCCATCTCCTTCGGCTCGTCCTGGAGCGCGCCGAGGTTGTCGTCGATCGCGTCCATCTCGTCCACGACGAACTGCCGGCTGAAGCGGCTGACCTTGTACGACTCCATCGTGTCGCCGCGGCTGTGGTGGTCGGCCTCGGCGGTCCGCGGCTGCTTGGTCAGGTCGGACCCCTTCGTCATCGCCGGCCGCTCGTTCGACTTGTAGTCGGCCACGTCGGTTTCGCTCACCCACCCGACCGTGGTGTCCGGCGCTTCCAGGTAGGTCGGCAGGAGGATCGCGTTCACGTTGGTGGTGAAGATGTTCGTTAGGCTGCCGCCCGAGAACGCGGCCCGGATCATGTCGTCCCGGTCGACCGGGGCGTCCTTGCCGTCGAGCCGGATGGCCTCGCGGCACAGGTCCACGGCGCTCATCTGGCGGTAGCGGTGCGCCGCCTCCATCGCCCGCTGGCGGGCCTCGGCGTTGACGTTCATCCGCAGGAACGCGGGGATGAGCCCCACCGCCTGCGGCCGCTGGTACGCCGGGTCGTCGAGCCGGCCGCCGGCCCGCAGGATCATGGCGCAGGACAGCGCCTCGATGGTCGCGTCCCGCTCGTGGCCCCGGGTGATGACCGCCGGGCCGTGGCCGCGTTGAGCCCGGCGAGCCTCCAGCTCGGTTCGGTTTCGGTCCCAGTTGTTCCGGATCGCGTGCGCGACCAGTTGCACCCGCTGGGTCCGGCCGTTCGCCGATAGCTCGATCTCGCTCACCCCGAACTCGGCGGCCACGCTCTCGATGTCGGCGATGCGCTGCCGGTTCGCGGCGATCCGCTCGTTCTCGACGGACACCGCGTCGGTGGCCGGCTGTCGCCGCTGCGGGGCCGGGCGTCCCGCGCGGATCGCTGGGCGACGAGCGGCCGCGTTGGTCGGCGGGTCGTTGGCGTTCGGGTCGGCGTCCTGGTTGGCGTTCGGGTCCGCGTTCGCGTCCGCCGCGTTCGTCGGCTCCTCGACGGTCGCCGGGTCGGTGTCGCTCGCGTCCGGGTACATCTGGTTGAACTGGATTTGCAGCGCGGCCCGCTGCTGGTCGGTCAGGTCGGCGACGACGAAGCCGAGCGACGCCACCCAGGTTTCAAAGTCCACAGCAGCGCCCCCTTGAATGCGGCGGTGTGCGGCGGCAACACTCGTCCGCCCGTCACCCCCCAGGACAACGAAACTGATTTCCCGGAGCTTCACTTCCCGGGCGAGGTACAGCGGGCCGGTGTACGTCCGCCCGTTGGCGGCCACCGCCTTGCCCGCCTCGATCTTTTCCAGCACCGCGGGGTTGCCCCCGACGCTGGCCTGCCACTGAAACCCCGCGTCCGCCTTCTTGAGCACGAACGCCCCGGCGTCCTTCGGGTCGTCGGTCGGGGTGAAGTACCCCTCGGCGACCACGGGCGGCCGCCCGCCGTCGGTCGTCACCCGCTCGATCTGCCCGACGATGGCCCCCTCGTAGGCCATGTGGTCGAGCAGCGCCGGGATCCGCTGGGCCGCCAGGTCCATCGACGCCACGTCGATCACGACGGGCAGGTCGAAGGGGTAAATGTCCATCGGCTCGCCGGTGTACGCCGTCATCCGGAACGGCCGGCGGGCCGCGGGCTGGCTCGCGTCCGCCGCCTGCACGGTGACGGGCACCGTGAACGCCACCTGGCGACCCGGGCGGCGGGCGGCCTCGACGACCTGGCGGCGCTTACGCCGCTGTCGCTTGCTCTGCCCCATTGGGGGTCGGCTCCGGGGTCGGGGCGGCAACCAGTCCCTTGATGAACTGGTCGATCAACTTCGGGCTCATCAGCGGGAACGCGGCCCGCACCAGCGCCGTCGCGGCGTCCGCGGGGTATTGCTTCATCACCACCTTGTCGGCGAGAAGGAGCAGGCTTTGAATCTGCGGGCCGTTCAGGGCGGTGCTTTGCACGCCCCCGCCGGCCGCGGCGGTCGATGGTGGTCGTGGTCGTCGTCCCGCCGGTCGCGAGGGACATGACCGAGGACAGGCCGAGCTCGGTGAGGAGGTCTTGTTCCTTCGCCCGCTGGCGGACCGCCTCCTCCCAGTCCTTGCCCTTCTTGGCGTAGACCTCGGCCAGCGTGGTCGTGTTGTTCCGCAACTCCGTCTCGTCGGTCTGGGCGTCCTTGAGCGGGTCGATGGAGTCGAACCCGTCGTAGTGCCACTCCCAGGACCACAGCTCGATCGGGGGCAGGTCGGGCGGGAGAACGCCCTCGATCCGGCGGGCCTCCCACACCCACTCGCGGAACACCGGGTCAAGGACCACCTCGCGGAGGTCCGACCGGAGGACGCAAATCATGCGTTCATACGGAAGGTGATCCAGCCGTCCGGACGAGTAGTTGTACTCGGCCGAGCTGCCCGTACTGACGTTCCGCGGAGCGCCGACCGTGGCCCCGGTCTCCGTCAGAATCTCGCCCTTGAAGTCCCTGTAGTTCGGGGCCGGATGCTTCGGTTCGAGTTGCGTCAGGCCATACCCGCGGGGCAGCGTCACCATCCCGGCCCGGGGTGCCGGCAGCTTGTCGAACGGCTCGTCCTCGGGGTCGGTGTCGGTGTTCCCCGGCGGCGGCAGGTCCGAGGTCAGGACGGCGGCGTA